ATTCGGTCCGACCCGTGTGTTTCCGCGAGCACGGGCACACACTCATCCATCTTCCTGAGGTGTACCCCCAGCGAACACGAGACGCACTTTGCTCCTGAGATCTTCATCGATCCCTCCGTGAAGTGGGTGGCAGACTACTTTCCCCCCGGTCTGCCAGCGGTGGTCAACAGGAAGCAGATTATTGGACCGCCATCTGCCAGAGCGGAAAAAGCCTAATCGTTATCGTCGCCAAGGAGGAAGTCGAAATCCTCTCCCTCGCTCTTAGCCGTAGCGGCCTGGGCAACCGGAGCACCTCCACCGTTGGGCTGCTCCACCTGAACATCCTGCGGCGTCAGGGATGCAACTTCCTGCATCTGAGCATAGCGAGCCTTCGTGTAGTAGGTGTACTTCGGATAGGAACCCTGCACAGCCTTCCCGGTGCTATCCATCTCGGGCGGGACGTAGTTGAAATACACAGTGTTCCCAACGAGCTTGTGGAACGGAATCTTTGACTTCCCACTGAGCTTCGAGGCCGGGATGTTAGCACTCTCCAGCATCGCCTTCAGGAAAGGCAGGGCATTGGGGGAGCCAAGATTAAAAGAGTCACGATGGCGAACACCATCCGTCATGTAGTAGGCGTAGAGACGATTGGAATCGTCAAAGTGGTTGAACTCCACAAGTGTCGCCGTATGCAGGCCAGCCTTGAGATAGCCGAGACCGCCAGACGCAGCGTTGACACCAGTGAAATCGAGTTCGATTGTCAGATTATCCATTACCAGTTCTCCTGTTCATCAATGAACATGCGGTCGAGGATATTCTCTCCCGCGTTTGTGATTACCGCTCGGTGCAGAGAATCCTGCAAAACCCAGCGGACATGTCGAAGGTCGTGCTGACCCCGAAGCTTTTCAGCGACCTTCGAGAGCGTCCCTCTCCAGTCCTCTATACCTTCCTTGAGAATCAAGGCGCTTGTCTTCTCGACAATCGGGCCCATCCACTCCAAACCCTCGGGGCGGGGTAGCTCATACCCGGCAGCACTTAGGGCTTCTCTAAGATTCATGGGGGCGGTCTCGGGAAGAACACCCAGGCGATCTCCGCTAATGTATTCGGGGTTCGGACCAGTCCTAAGAACATACTTCCAAGGAGAAGCGGTCTCCTCATACTCAACCCGCGCCACTACATCTGCGAAAGCGGAGAACTGCTCGGGGAGTTGGCCAGGGAGTTGGGGGCCTCCACGCACATACTTACCAGAAGAGGTTTTAGGTGGGGCCTGGTGGCAGTTGAAGAAAACGTGTGTTCCCTTGGAGGTAGCGAACCGGGCAGCGTCCCGCATGAAGAGAACCTGTTGTCGGAGGTTCCTCCACATTTCCCCGAAAGCGTGAACCTTCTCAAGTTCCATGACTGTAATTTCAGCCAGAAGAGAGAAGTCATCCACCACGATGGTTGGAACTTTACCCGCAGCTTTCGTTACAATGTCTCCCGCTTCCTGAACATTCTTAGCAGCTTTGGCTCTCACCTTCTCCAACCCAAGGAAGTTCTTGAGAGGAAGGAGTCCCCCTGTCTGGGCAATAAAGAGTCCGCTTGCCCCGGCTGCGCCGGTAGCCGTACTCTTCCCCGTCTTGGACGGGCCATAGATTACCGTGAAGATTCCGTCACTCATGCCTTAGCCTTGTCGTACTTCTTGAGGTTTGTCTCAGCGTCTACAACTCGGGTGTTCCCGTCCCCGTTGCCGCCACCCTTAGAAAGAGGGGTCTTGTGGTCAACGTGCGTGCCATCACCCTTGGACGCTTTTCCCTCACGGATTGCTTTACGACGAGCCTTGTTCCGCTCGACGCGGAGGCCCTTAGTCTTTTTCCCATACATCTTGTCGTGGGCAGCTTTGTCTTTCTTATCGGCGTACGGCATCACTCACCCCATTGGCAGAGTTCAAAAGCATCACACTTACCGTACTTACCCCAGCAAGTCTGGTCACTGTAGACGGCGGGCCATTCCAGAGGAGGCTTACCCTCGAACATATCAACCATGTGCTCCTGAAGCGCGAGGTTCTTTGCGAAGATCTTAATGGCAGCAGGTGCTGGCTCAAGAATTGTCCGGTCGAACCCGTATGGCTGGGAGAGCTTTACGCGGTTGACGATGACTCCGCCAAACTTCTCTCCCCAGAGCTTCCGACCGAAGAGTTGGTACCCAAGAAACTGACCGGACAGGATGTGCTGGCGAAGAGTCTTACTCTCAATCCGGTAGCAGGACTTATGATCCACAATCCAGTAAGTTCCATCTGAGTCACGGACAGCAAGGTCTGCACGCTGCGTGAACAGGAATGTTCCCTCCTGGCGATACTTAGGTATGTGGGCACGGAGTTCTTCTTCGACCTTCACCGGCTCCCAACTGCAACTTCCCCACCGCGCTGTGTATGCTTGGAGCGCAAGGATAATGTTGGGAACAGCTACTCGCCATAGGGCAGCGGCATGCGCAGTTGAAGCCTCCGATGCTCCGATGGCTGCCAGCTTTCGGACGGCATCTTCTGGGGTGAAGTAGTAGTCTGGGTCCTCGCAGTTCATACGAGCGTAGTAGTGGGCCAGTCCGATGTGGAGAAGACTCCCCTTAATCAAGGGCTCCGTTTCCACTCGGGGCATGGCACCAGTCTCGCGCCAGGCATGGAGCCTAAGACAGCGCGAGGCTCCCTCGATGCGGTGCCACCCCCTCTCGGACGGGCCAGCGTTCAGTAGGTGTTGGGTCATTGGTTCTCCTGTTGCGGGAAATGAGGCTTCTATTCGACCACCGACAAGCCCCCCTGCTCGGACTCATGGGATGAAGTAACCACACAAGATCCCTGGTCTATATACAGTATAGCACATGTCGGACAGGTGTCCCACCTTTTATGTCAAGAACATGTTAGACACCCTTTCAAGTAAGCCCTCTTGTGTACCCGAGAAGGCAGCTTCAACCTCCTGAATCACCTCATCGTCAGCTACCTCACCCACTGCTGGGAGCTTGTCCACAAGTAGCTCCGCAACATGTTCATCAACTGTTCCCTCGGCTATGACATAGGTGATTAGAACAGGTCTCTTCTGGCCCAAGCGGGCGAACCTTCCCTCCCACTGGCTGATCGCTCGCGGAGTCCAGGGAAGCATTACAAATAGGGCTAAGTCTGTGTCCTGGAGGTTGACCGATTCCCCCCACGAATCCCCAGTGCCAACAAGCACTGCGCCGGAAGTTGCCTTCATATATTCCTGGCGAATCTGATCTCTCCCTTCTGTGGAAGTTCCTCCGTGAGCACACCAGACAGGACAATCATCAATCTTCTTGGCGATTTCCTTCCCCAGCTTCTCGCAGTCGCTACGACGCCCCGTGAAGACAACAACCTTCTGCTTGCATCCCACCGCGTCCACAACCCGGTCCACGATATACTTCCGCTTCCGGGACGCCGCCTCCTGCAGCATTACTTCAAACAGACTCTCCCGGTCATTGGTCCGCGAGGCTCGTCGGATGTCCTGCTTAAAGGCAGCGGGTCGATTCTGTTCTGACTGATCCAGATATACGACTTGCCTTCTTTTGGGTGGTAGACAAGCGTTGATGGCTCCCTGAGAAGTTTTGTGCTTGGACCATCGCAATCTTTCCTGGAGTTCATCGGGATTACTAAGGCCATTATATTTCCATCCGTAGGTGTCTTGGAATCCAGCACAGTACCGGACACCGAAGTTGTGGTAGGTTCCCCACTGCCAAGGCTCAACCAGGTCAAGCTGGGCCCAGAGGTCCCTGGGCCGATTGGGGATGGGGGTAGCGGTGAGCCCTAAGCGGTTCGAGGCTACACCTGCAACAGCGTGGGCTGCAGCCGCAGCGTTAGGAAGAGGTTCCCAACGTGTCTTGCCCGAGGTCATAACGATAGACCGAGAACGCTTATGGTTCTTCGCCCAATGGATCTCATCCATAACGAGGCTCTGCACCCGCAAGTTCCGAGTAAGCGCGTCCTTCCAGTGGATGAGAGTTTCCCACGCTGTGATGTAGATCTTGTTGGGGTCTTGTACGAGTAGGCGGCTCGCGTCTTTTCCATGTCCCATCAACATCACGGGCTCGAACGTGGAGTACTTACGGATTTCCTCCCGCCAAGTTCCCCGAGCTGCAGCCTTGGTAATAACTACCTTGATCCCTGGTCCCCTCTGCGCTGCCAACCATACGATCCCGCATAGAGTCTTCCCAGATCCTGGGGGCGACCAAGCATGGAATCCCTCACGGCAAACAGCTTTCCTGAGGATGGTACGCTGGTGATCCATGAGGAAGTCTCCAACCCATGGATGTAGGCGAGGGTGGTTCAGGGCCTGCGCCACTTGCGAGTTTCCATCTGGGTTCGGTGGGTCAAGGCCGAGAAGTGATAGAGTGTTGAACGGCACACGGAACCCTGGCTTGTTCTTATTCGCCCAAACACCAGGAAGATCCTCCCATTCCGGAGGAAGAGATAGGACACGTAGGAACATTTATCCCCAACAATTGTTAGTTAGAATCGCGCGAAGAATTAGGGAGATGGAATTAGGCTTACAACCTTACCTTTCCCCGAGTCCTGTTGACGTGGCAAGCCCTTGTAGACTTTAACCTTCCTCCCACCAATCCTGGCCGGAACTACTGATACACCAGTTAGATCCTGGATAACCAGCCGAAGCATGTTCTCGCTGTACATGTCGTTTTTACCAGTTTTGGCGCAATATTCCCGATACGATCCATAGAGGGTTTCACAGGGTACGGCAGCCGTTGCAGCTTGCTCGGATATTCGAAGGTATGCAGGGCCAGGTGGGTAGTTGGAGAGAACCTCGGAAGCCCCGTTGCGCATTAGCTCTCTCGCAAAGGACTCCATGCTTCCCATGCTTGCGTTCTGGAGTTCTTCCTTTGCCACTGTGCTGTGCGGGTGGGAGATGAGGGGCCAATCAATCTCCATGTTCTTCAGCATATGAGCGTAAGCTTGGATCTCTGCGTAGAAGTCCGGAGCAAAGGAGGATGTCTTAGAGTCGAAGCATCCCCGAAGCATCTTCCGGTAGGGAGCCTTGGCCTGGGCAGGGGAGAGGATTGTGAATCGTCGGTCATCCTGCTCCACGAGGAATGGTCGCCGCTTGTTAGACGTAAGCCACCAGGACATCCGGTTCACCACAGTAGTCCGCGAAGCATAGGGAGTAGAGCAGTGGACACGGTCATCCGTGATCGCAGCTTTAATCTCAGCGATGATGTCTGCAGACTTCCTGTCGATTCCTACCTCGTCTGCGAGCACAAGGAGGCTCGTGACGTAGTGGGAGTTAAAGTTATCCCTTAGGGCTTTATTGCTGACAACAACAGAGTTCCCCTTACCGATGACTTCTGCAAGCAATCTTCCATAGAGGCTCTTCCCGATCCCTTGCTGGGGAGAAAGCACAAGCACTGCCACCATCGCACGCCGCTCGGGATGCTGGATCAAAGAAGCACTCCAATGTGTGAGCCACTTCATGGTGTGAGTATCCCCGTTGCATAAGAGAGCAGAGATCTTGTCTATCCTGGGATGCTCTCCAGGCTTAGGCTTCAAGTCGGGCCAAGCATAGAGGTTGAGCATGGGCACCTCGTTCTTCCGAACGATAGGAGCCTTGCTCGATTGGCAGTCGAAGCCATACACCTGCCGCGAGAGGATGTGGTCGATGAGGGCTGCCGCATGTGTCTTGTCGCACCCCTTAGGCAGTAGACCTACGAAGTGATCAGTAAGAGGGTCCTTTCGGATGGGCTGTCCAATCTGCCATGCGCCATCAGCATGGCGATAGAACACACCTTGAACGGCGTTGTAAGCCATCCTCTTCTCGGCATACCGCTTCAGGTCTTCGGGGACCTCCGCAAGCCGATGCTCCCGATCCTCCACGCTACGTGGGGCTCGGTTCCCTCTCGTCTTTTTCTTTAGCCAGAACTGCTTCCCGTCATGGGTGTGGCGTTCACTGGTACACTGAAGGAACGTCCGACCGTCAGCCATAATCCTAAGGAAAGCTGAGCCTGCGGAGGCATCGTCTTGGAAGGGACACATGCACTTGTGCTTCCCTTCTCCGGTCTGAACCATGGCAGCAACTGAGGTGATCTCTCCCGTATCCAAGATTAGTTGGGTATCGAGCCTAAGCTCGGGGCCGGTCATCACCTTCTTGGTAG